TAATTAAAACGGTACTCGACCGTATCGGTCTGCGGCCTCTCGATGACGACCGTAAGGCCCAGAACGCCGGTACGGACGACCTCTGCGGTAACCTCAACCCGGCTGGCTACCCGGTCATCGATGAGCCACTGTAAGGCTTCCATCGCGTACTCTCGCGCGCGGTCGAGTACAGCCTGCTGCTGCTTCTCCCGCGAGAGCAGCCAGAGCCGGGAGCCGATCCGGTCGCCCTCGACTTCTGGGAAGGAGTCGCCCCACCAGCCGCGCCGATCTATCTGCCCGTCCGGCAGGATGTCACCCTCGTCCGCCCGCCGATCAGTAAACAGCGAGAGCAGGACGGCCGTTTCAAGGCCGTCGTCGACCTCGATGTCATCCCGCCCAATCCCGATGTCGCCTTTCGTGTCCCTCCACAGGATCGCAATATCGCCGCTCATGCCGATGCCCTCTTACTGCGGCCCGCCCGTCGACCCGCTGCCCGGCTGCACGCCGCCGTGCGTATGCGTACCGAAGTCGATACCGCCGATGGTCGCGCCGCCGGCCAGCGTTGCCGCGCCGGCAATCTGCGCCGTACCCCCGACGGCGAGGTTCCCGTCGATGGTCACATTCCCGCCCACCTGCACGTCTTGCGTAGCCTTTACGAGCGGCGTTTCCAGCGTCACCTTGGTCGAGGCGTGTACGACGACCTCCGGTGCGGTGACGTCGAGCGCAGTACCGGCCACGACCTCAACGATCCGGCCACGCTTCAAGAGGATGTAGTCACCCTCGTCGGTGTACAGCGCAACCTCCCCCGGCTGTAGCCCGGTCGGCCGGTGCCGCCGGTCATCGACCGCCACGACGAGCGGATGGTCGCGCAGCCCGCCGACGAACAGCAAGATAGCTTCCGCTCCGGCGAGAGGAACCGACGTAAAGCCGTACTGCTGAAACCGCTCGCAGTTCTCCCGCGTCTCGCCCCTTAGCACGCTAACCTGAACCTCCTGAAGCTTCTTCCCGTCGGCCACGAGCCGTACGACGCCGCGCGCGATCATGTTCTCGACGCGTCGGCGTAGGGGGGCAAGGACCCTGTTCATGGCGTCAATCATCGTCCGCAATGCTCCACGGATCGGTAAATTCCGGCAATACCGGCTCCGGCAGGAACGCATCCGGACGCATTAGGGTTAGTTCGGTCTGAGTCCCCGAGGCTTCCGAAAGCCTGTAGGTCGCCTCCGTAATCAGCATCTCGCCGTCGATCCCGAGGAACGGGCTGCGAAGCTGTACACGGGCATTGACCGGCCAGAGGCTACCGTCTCCCTGCGTCCAGCCCTGCACCTCGATGCGCACCGTCCCAGCCCGCGCAGCGCGGACGGCGGCCTCCCAGTTCGCCCGCTGCTGCGCGTACTCCGGCGTCGCGTTACCCTCCGCCCGGACCATCAGCACGCGGGCAGACCGCCGCACGTTCTCGTCGCGCGCCTCGGCCTGTACGGCCGCGGCGGCCTCCCCGAAAAACTCCTCGCTGCCCGGATGCTGTCCGGAGACAAGGTAGCGTCGGAAGCGGTGGCTGGCGTCAATGCTCGCCCGCGCGGATAGTATGTTCTGACCCTCCACCAGCGCCGTTGTGGTCCGCGCCGACCCGGCCCGCCCGAGGATAAGGCCGCCGCGGCCGTCAGAGCGCGGGAGGAGCCCGGCAAGACGGCATGCCCGGTCGATGACCTCGTGGGCACTATCGCCCGGGTTTACGGTGAATTTTACGGGGGGCTTCGGGACCGTCACGCCACCTTCCATGGATACGGCGATACCAAACGGCCGCGCGACCCGCTCGACAATCCGCAGGACCGGGACGGATAGGAATTCCCATGTATCCAGCACCGCCGAGCAGTCCACAAGGTCGCCCGTCCGGTCGCGGCCGGCGATCGTCAGCGTATGGGTTTGCGCAGCGTAGGCCAGCTCCCGCCGGTCGACATACCCGGTAATGAGCGTTTCGCCGTCGATCTGTACCTCGCATTCATCCTCCTCGACGATCGGCCACGGTTCTTCCTGACCATTCCAGCGCTCGGAAACCGAGAGCGTGAAGCTCCCAGCGATCGAAGCGATGCCGCGCGTGACCTGAATCTCCTTCCATCCACCATACGCGCGACCATTAACGATAAGGCGCAGGTCAGCCACGGCTCAGAATCTCAAGCTCCCGCCCGCCGACTACAAAGCCCGGATGCCGGATGCGGTTTCGCGCCAAGATATCCGCCTCCTCCGATACGCTGCCGTACAGGCGATAGGCGAGCACCAGCGACGGTGTAGTCGTCGGCGGCTTATAGTGAATTAGGCGCGCGAGCCCGTGATTATCCCCGGGGACGCCGCGGACCAGTTCCGCGCGAAGCTGCACCAGCGCCGAGAAGGTATCTGTCTCCGCGACCTCGGCCTGCTCGTCTAGCAAGCCGGCGATAGCGTCGCGAGTCTTCACTGCGTCGTCGTAGCTGTCGTATGTGCCGGTCGGCGCTAGCTGCGCGGCCTCGATCACCGCGAGCCGGCGAATCATTTGTTCCATCGCGTCGTAGTTCTGCGCATCCCGACGCCCGCCTTCCGTCGTCGCCTCCGGCCGGCTCTCGGATGGCGTAAATCCGTACGCTTGTAGGAGGGCGTCGATACCAAGGCGCGGAGTCGATGCGGCTGATCCAAATGAACTAACAACGGAAGTAAACTGACTGACGACATCAAACGGCGCGCGTATAAGCTGATCGACGTCTAGGATAATATGGTCGATCTGTCGCTTGATGCTCGCTAGTTGCTGCGTTCCGCTCACGACCGGCCGAAATACGGCGTCCATCTTCCGGGCTGCCGCAGTGACGATGGATGCAATCCGCTCAAGCGAGACCGACGAGCGCCTAGAGGGGTCATAGCGCGAGGTGAATTCCCTGCCGATAGCCGAGGCTGCGGCCTGCGCGCGCGACCGTATAACCGCCTTTGTGTCCGCCTGCGCAGTCGGATACTTTGGCGCGGCTGGCGTCTCCTCAAACTGAATCGTAAAGCGGGCAATGCCGCCGTCCTCGCGCGACTCGCGGACGGTAAAGCTCGTGCAGATTACCCGCCGCGTACCGTAATACGGATGCACTAGTTCACCCGGACCGCGCTCCTCCAGCGCAGCAATCAGAGTGTCGCGCCGCTCCATGTAGTCAGCACCGAGAATGTAGCCCTCGACCGGAAGGCTGCGCACCCGCCGCCCCAAGTCCTCCACAAATGGCTCGTCGCGTAGCGGGTACTCGTGAATGACGGCCTTACGCCCGCTGCGTAGCTCTGCGGCGTCGACGTAGAACTGAACGCCGCGGAACGATGCCGGTCCCATTCGCTCGCGCCACGCCATCAGAATGCCTCCAACATCGAATAGCCCATAGACAGGTCGAGCAGCGCCGTACTACGCGGGTCAGTCGACACGCGCGCGCCACGCGGTAGGTTGCGGAAGTCTACTGTGACATGAGCCTCGCTGTTCGCGGCCGCAAGCGTCGGCTGCGGGCGAGCGGCGGCTGCTCCGAGCATCGGCGGCATTGCCGCCCCTTCGTCTAGGTTAAGCTCATCCTCGCGACCCCTGAATGCCCGCGCGATCATGCCAACCGGCGATATCTTCAGCATTTGCTTTACGACGTTCTTGATGCCGTCGAAGATTTTTTTGATACCCTCCCATGCTCGCTGAAGGTCGAGAGTAAAGATTCCGACCACGTAGTCGAGGAAGCCCTGAAAAACCTTCTTAATGCCGCCCCAGAGGTCGGCGAAGAACTGCTTGATCGGTGCCCAGTGCTTGACGACCATCACGGCTGCTGCGGCGAGTAGCGCTAGCGCACCAAGGAACCAGCCGATCGGAGTGAAGCCTATCGCTGCGCCAAGCGAAACGATCGACGCCGTAAGCGTCGCCAGCGACAAGAGTAACGGTCCGCCGATAATCGCCGCGCCGATGGCAGCGATAAGCTGCGGCCATCCACCGAGTAGATGCGCAACCGGCTCGACCATAGCGTAGAACCGCCGGAAGCCGTCGATTAGCGCGTCGATCTTCGCCGGTAGTCCTTTCGCGAAGTTCCGCGCCCAGTCCGCAATAGCCTTCCTGTTCTCGACGATAAAGTCCGTTAGACGGCGCAACAGGTCCGTTAGGATGGGGAATATCTCCACCACCGCCGCGTTCCGCGCGCCGCGCATCGCGTGTGTAAGGTTTGTCCACGCGTCGTCGGCTTCCTCTGATAGCCTCGCGAACTCCTCCTGATCGCCCTGCAACCGCACGAACTCCGCGCGCAGCGCCGCGATCTCGTCCGCGCCGAGGCGCGCGACCTCCGCCATCTTCGCGCCAGAGCGGCCGAACGCCGCAATGGCTAGCGCCGCGCGCTTCGATGGATCGTCCAACCGCCCGATGGCACGGAACATAAGATTCAGCGCCTCCTCCGTGGAGCGCGCCGTGGTCATCTGCTGAAGTAGATGCGGCGAGACGGCCTTGAGTAGCGTCACCAGACTACCCGTGCCGGCCTTCGCCTGCCCGAGCGTCTTGACGAAAAACTCCATCGACGTCGTGAATTCTTGCTGTGCGATGCCCGTCCGCTCAGCGACGAATTGAAGCTGCGCGTAGGCGTTCGCTGTCATGCCGACGCGGGCAGAAGCCTTCCGTAGCTCGTCGCCGGCCTGCATCGCGCCCCGGACTATCGCCAGAAAGCCCGCGCCGGATAGCCCGATAAATACGCCTATGCGGCGCACGAGTGCGCCTAGTTCGCGGCCGACGCCGCCGATCGCGCGGCCGACGCCGACGAATCCGGACATCAAGCGCGGTAGGTCAGCCGCTTCTGAGAGCGCGCGGAAGCTATTCGTGAGCCGGTTGACTGGTGCGGTAAGCCGCCGGATGCGATCGTTTACACGGCGCAGCGGGGCGGTAACGCGGTCGACCGCCTGAATAATAACCGAAAGAGGAAACCTAGCGGCCACTGCTGTTCACCCACTTCGCCTGCTTTATCCAGAACGCCAGCTCATCGGCGTCCATGTCCCACAATTCCGACGGCGGGAAGTGAAACGTCGCCGCTATGACCGCTAGCGCCCGGTCCCAGTCGCCGGGCCAGCCGGCATAAAATTTCCGACGATCTCCGAGACGCGTTCAAGGTCCTCGGCGTCAAGCTCGTCAATAACCGACGGCGGGCACCCGGTAAGGCGGCTAATGAGGTTCAGCACGTCCCCCATCGTTTGATTTTGTACTGGCAGCGCGCGGAAGTCCTTCGCCTTCGGGCGTCGGATGCGCAGCTCAGTAATAGTCTCCGAGCCGTACTGAATGGGGCGCGTAAGTGTAACGACGGTCGGCTCCATTACCGCACCTCTTCAGCCGACTGCGCCTCGAAACGTACGGCGATATTGCCCTCCTCGGTGTTCCCCGTACCCTCGCCGGCAAACCACGCATCGCGCAGCACGATAACCTTTCCGTTCGCGAGTTCGAGCGTCACCGTTGCGCCAGTCAGCATGACTAGCGAGTTAAGGTCGAGTGTCCCGCGGTCGGTAATCTCGCCCTCGATAAACGCGACCTGTGGAGTTTCCTTGTAGCCGTGCACGGTATCCGCGCCGACGATAGCCTCGCGCATCGGTCGCCCGAGGTTGTAGGTGAAATTCCCTTTTGCATCGAAAATCTCACCATTGATTTGCAGGAAGATGATGCCGCCACGCCGCTGCATGTTCGTTTCCCCCGATTAGAGCCGGAACTGAATCTGCGCCGCGCCGACGATGAACTGGTTTATAACGTCAGGCGGCAGCAGGAAGTCCAGACGGTTCGGGTCGCTTATATTCCGCTCGACCACGAGGTCCGTCTTAAACTGCTCGAAGTTTTCGACGAGGCCCAGCTCCTCCATCTCGCGGAACCACGCGATCGCCTCTGCCTTACCAAGCTTCGGCGTGATGACGGCCTGCCCGGCCCCGAACCGCGTCCCGTCGTTCGCCAGCTTGTGCCGCGGGTAACGGGTCAGGATTCGGTTGCGGAACGAGTACCGCAGGTAGAGCAGCGTCAGCATGGTCGTAACGTCCAGATATGACGTATCGGCTGCGCCCGCCGCGTTGGTCTTATACGTGGTAATCAGGCGCTCGATCTGTACCACGCCGCCGGCCGCAACCCGGGTCGTGCTGATGCCGTCATAGAGCAGCAGGTTGCGCTCCTCCAGCGTGAACTGATCCGCCTCCGCGGGCGGCAGCACGCCGACGAGCGGGAGGGTCTGGAACGGCCGCGCCGGGTCGGCGTTGCCGTAGAAGGCTGCGACCGCAGCTACTGCCGCCGCGTATTCCATCGGTGGCGTCGGCGACTGATTGGTCGCGACGATGCACACGTGCGGACTGTTGCGGCTATCGCCGAGTGAACCGAGGTTCGCGTGCGACTCATTTGACGCCGTAAAGGCTACGGCGTCGATCATGCGGGTCGGGCCGAACCGGCTCGATAGCTCGTTCTCGATCGCCGTTAGGCTAGTCGAGTCAGTGTACGGGAAGGCCCAGACATGAAACCACGAATCACCGAGGGCGGAAAGAAGGCTGCTCAGCGACGGGTTTGTTGCGCCGTCCCCCATCGGGGCAATCGTCACCGATAGGCCAGCCGGCAGCGCCTCACCGTCCTGATAGTTCAGGCGGATATCGAAATCATTGCCGACGGTGCCCTTGTGGCGGAAGGTAATATTGACCTTCTTAGTGTCCTCCCCGTCTACCGCCGCCGTGACCGGCAGGTCGGCTACGGCGTTGATCGCATCCTTAACGTTCTGTGCGGTGTCGGTGCTAGCCTCGCTGGCCGCCACCGGAACCTGCACGAGCGTTCCGCCGAGGTAGAGGTTCAATGTACCAGCGGCCGTTACGCTGCCGCCGAAGGTAAGAGAACCGCTAGCTGCGGTGCCCGCGCCGCTATCCTCTAGGACACCAATCCATGTCTCGGTGAAGCGATTATTGCGGAAATAGGCCATTGCCATGCGATGCAGCATCGACCCACGACCGGCCAGTGCGATGACCTGATCTGCGCTGGTGACTCGATGCAAGCTGTTCGCGGCCGCCGACCCGCCGGACGTCTTCTGCCCGATGAGCAGGACGCGGTACGGGAGGAGCGCCGGCCCCTGCTGCGCCCGCGAGTTGTCGATCTCGACCGCGACAAACGGCACTCTCAGATTCGCCGGAATCGAATTGAACGAAATGGTCATCGCGTATCTCCCGAAATAACCGCGCGGATTCTAACCGCAACCTATCGACGCCGGAATATCCGGCGCACCGCCTTACAGAGTCGGCACCGTCTCAGAGGCTTCAGCATGGCCGCTCCGGTGCTGACGCTGCCCGCCACGGCGGCGCGGCGGGTCTATCGGGCGCGGCGACTCGTCGACGATCACGTCGCCATCGCGGACGCGCCGAACCCAGTATGTAGACTCCGGCACCTCCGCGCCAGCCTCCGGCAGGTGCCGCTTGGTGTTCGGGTCGCGGACGCGAACCCCGGGCCTTGGTCTGACGAACATCTACGGCTCCTCCTCATCTTCGTCTTCGCCGCTTTCTCCGTCTTCATCGCCCCCGTCCGGGCCATCGACCTCAACGACGTCGACCGCCTCGTCTTGGGCATTCTGCTGGCTGCCGAGGTTATACCGGATGTGCGCCTTACGGAAGGCGTCTAGCTCGACATCCTCGGCGGCTGGCGCATAGGTATAGTACTTCACGTTGTAGGTTAGCCGGATGGCGCCGATCATCTGGTCGGCATCACCGACGATATCGACCTCGGTGGCACTCAGTACGCAGTCCGAGGCGTTACCACCTAGCGTATCGTCGGCATGAATAACCCGCTCGATCTCCTCCGCCAGCGAGTCAAGGGCGTCATCTACGTCGTCCGAGTACCGGACGGCCGCCTCGATCGCCAGCTGTACAGTACGCTCTAGTTCCCGGGGCGCGGTCTGCGCGCTTGCCTCATCGACGGTTTCGCTCAGGGTATAGACGGCGATCCCCGGTAGCTGATGCCGCCGCCACGGCAGGATGCGCGTCTCGGCTACCCGGTCCTCGGCGGACGTCTTATTGCGCAGCGCATCGACTACCGCCTGCCGAATCTTCTGCCGCTGATGCATCGCGCGGCCCTTTACCCGGTCTTGTGCAACAGGAGCAGGACACCACCATCGCCATCCGGCTGAACGTCGGTTACACGATACGTGGCGCCGTCTACGGCGACCTCCGCCGCGTGCTCGTCTGGATTCCCCGGTAGGTCGGCGAGCCTATAGAAGACGGCCGGGGATGAGCTAGATACGCCCGCGTGAGAGGCATCGGCCCGCCGGTAGGGGTTCATGAAGATACCCCTGACCTCTATCGGCTCGCCATCGTCCGGCCGGTATTGCGTATCGACGCCGAATGCAGCGATGCACGCGGCATCGAT